GTCTCGCCCTCCAGATGGCTGAGACCCGTGACGGTGGTGAAGGGCACGACATTGCGCTGCGTCACGCTGGCGTCGACGAACACTCCCTCGCCGGGGCCGTTCAGCACCAGCCGGTGGTCGAGCAGGATCTCCATCCGACGCTGCACCGTGCCGTTGACGGTGCGCCGGACCATGAACCACACGTCGTCGGTCTGACCGTCGGGCGAGGGAATGCACTGCACCGCCTCGACAAAGGCGTCACCGCCCAACTCGTGCGGGGTCCACGCGATGACGCCCCGCTCCCGGTTCAGGGTCAGGGCGGCCAGCTTGCCATCGGACAACACGACCCAGACCGTGCTGTCGCGCTGGCGCTGGTAGGCCCAGTCCAGCACGTCGCGCACCGGCAGACCCGGGATCAGGCGCTCGAAAATGTGCTCGGCTAGAACCGAGACTTCCTCGGATTTGTAGCGGTCGATCTCGAAGGAGTAGCGCATGTCGCGCACCCGGCCGCCCGCGCGCTCGCAGTAGAGGAAGGCGTCGCCAACCTTGAGCGGGCGCAGCTTCCGGGCGCCGTATTCGGTCTGCGGCACGTTCTGCACGTTGTCGGCGGCGAACACTTCCTGCGTGGTCTGTTCCTGGATCGACACCTCGGCGCTGGCCGACCCGAGCACCAGCGAGCGCAGCGACCCCAGCCAGCGCACCGCGTCGAAGCGGTCGGCCGTGACCTGGAGCTTCATCGCCGTTTCCTTGGTCAGCAGCCCGGCGTCGCGGGCCGAGAAATCGTCGTAGGCCCCGACGACCGACAGGAACAGGAACCGCCCGCGCGAATAGACCAGCCGCTCGCGGAAGAACGCAATATCGGTCGGCCAGCCGTAGACCGAGGAGAACTCGCTGAACGCCCAGCGTCGGGTCGCCGCCGAGACAACAGCGTCCGGCAGCCGGGACAAAACAGTCGCAGTGGCCGAGGTGCCGCTGGCAACAGCGGTGATCTTGGCCCAACCGTAGCCTGAGTGCAGATAGGTCCACCGCACCTTGCCGTCCGAAGCGGTGCCTTCGATGTGGGTCGGAACGTAGCGCTGGGTGTCGTCGCCGTCGACCCAAGTGAAGGCGTCCAGCGCCAGATAGACGTTGCCGCCGTTGCGCTGCTGGTCGTTGACCGCGATGCTCTCGGAAGGCTGGTAGGGCTTGATCAGGCCGGGGTCGGGGCTCTCCAGCAGGATCAGCGAACCGACGTGCCCCGCCTCGAAGATCGACGAGGAGGCGGTCAGAGTGATCCCGGCGCCCGAAACCGCGCTGGCTTGCACGGTGATCGCGTCGTCGGTGTTGATGTCGCGGAACGGACCGCCGACCGTCTCCTCGATCGCCAGCGTCCAGTTGGTCGCCCCGAGACGGGAAAGCCGATAGGCCGGGTATTTGCCCTCGGCGTGGACGATCCGCATCACGTCGCCCGACTGGAGCGTGCGCAGCGCGAAGGTGCCCTCCGAGGTGAGAAGATCGGCCTCCAGATAGGGCGAGGCAATCTCGTAGGGCGAACCGCCGTCGAGCAACCGCCCGCGGTTCACCCAGAAACGGATATACTGGTCGCCGAACTCCAGCACATAGGACTGCTCGGTGTTGAACACGAAGTCGATCAGCGGCCCCCGGCCAGCGGCCCCGTTCTTGGCCGGGCCGATGTCGCGCGTCCCACCCCGGCGCACGGTCGGGCCCTGCAACTGCGGCAGGAAATTCGACTGGACCTCGGTGCCGGAGAAATACTTGTCCTGGTCGACCCGTCCGGCCATGGAGGGCGACAGCTCCCCGGCGTTGAACGAGGTCTGCATCCAGCGGAAGTCGGTCATCCGTAGATCCTCGCCACCATCCACGAGCCGTCTGGCATGTATTCAGGGGCGCGCTGGATCGCGTTGACACGGCGAGCCTCGGCGATGTTGGCACGCTTCATCCGGGCCGCCAGTTCAACCTGGGTTGTCGATTTGGCCAAGGGGTTCGCCAGCACCATCGCAAGCGAAGCGACGATGACCTCCTCGAAAAGCGGGTGCCAGCTCGTGGTGTCCTCGGACACGTCGCGCAGATAACCGATGCGAAGCGGCGCCGCGAAGTCGGTCAGGATCGCGCGGCCTTGCATCTCGTAGGGTGGCAGCGGGTTCACGTCCGCGACCTGACGGTCGATCGTGAACACCCAGCGGTTCTCCAGTTCCACAAGGCGCAGGAAATCGGTCGGCAGGGTGAAGCTGCGGGCGAACTTGAACAGCGGCGCGTCGGCGTCGGCTGCCAGTTGCGTCTGGGCCTTGGCGAAATACCACGGGTAGGCGGAAAGCTGGGCGCGAACGATCGCGTCATATTCCAGCTTCGCGGCCCGGGCGCTGGCGCTATCCTCGTCGGGGTCCGAGATCGTGTCCGCCGCGATCAGTTGCAGCGCGCGGTTGATGACCTGGGTGCGGGACAGTGCCATGACGATCCTCGGCTAAAAAGACGCCGGAACGGCGAACCGCCCCGGCGCAAGTCTGGCAGAACACAGGGAGGAACCTGTGCGGGTAGATTAGATCAGGCGTTCCCGAAATACAAGTCCACGATCAGGCGGTGCGTCGCGGTGTTCGGAAGGTTGGCCACGCCGATGGTCATGATGATGTCCTCGGCGGTGGTGATCGGCCCCTGCGACATGCCAGCAATGCTGGTGCCGAACAGGGTCGGGGTGTCAACGGCGGTGAACACGGTGGCGGCGCGGTAGCGCGTGGTGGCGCCAGCGACGCCGATGGCCACGGTCGAGGTGCCGAGCGTCAGCGACGTGGTGAGCATACCGTAGAGGAACCGCATCCCGAGCAGGAACTGGCCCGGCACCAGCAGGGCGGTGTCGGTGGTCAGCCACTGCGCCGCGTTCGAGGTGCTGGAGATGAACGGCTGGTCAAGGTGGATCGTGGAGCGGAACAGACGGACCCGATCACCGACACCCGGCTCTGCGCCGATGTTGTTGCGCGGAACGTCGCCGAGGCCACGGTATTCGCGGGGAAGATACTGAGGCATCTGAAATGCTCCTCGTCAGTGGGTTGTAGGGTGAGGGCGGCCGAAGCCGCCCCCGGAAATCAGGTGGAGAGGCAGACGATCTGAACGACCTTCTTCTCCTGGGTGCGCGTGGCGCCGACCATCTGTTCGGCCCAGAGCTGGGTGTTGTAGTTCTTGTCGGGGCGCGGGTCGACCCGCATCTCCATGCCGTTCCACTGGCCGTAGTGCATCCCGCTCTCGACCCAGACCGGAATGTTCCGGGTGGTGGAGGCGAGACCGCCCGGGGCGATGGTCGGCAGGGCGATCGGGTAGGCCGCCGAACCGTCGGTGTTGGTGGCCTGCCACTCCATGTGGATGAAGCTGAACCCCATGAACTCGGAGACCCGGCCCTCGACCAGCGTCGGCTTGACGTTGTAGTCGAGCGACGTGACCTGGAGTTCGCCGAGCAGGTTGTCGTGCTCGGTTGCGCTGATGGCGATGTAGGCCCGCTCGCGCGACAGATCGAGGCCCGAGGCCATCAGGAGGCGCTTGGCCGCCCGCAGCTTCGGCACGTTCAGGCCCGAGTTGGTGCCGCCGACGTTCACGCCGACGATCTGGGCCGCGGGGAACGCGACGGTGCCCTGGCCCTGCTCGCCGATCGCCGAGGTGCCGAAGAACGCAGCGCCGATCTCGTCGTCATCCGCGCGGCCCAGAGCCTGCGTGATGGCGGCGGCGTAGGGGGAGCGGAGGTCGATCAGCATCCGCGCGTCGTCGATCTGGTCGATCAGCGTGGAAGTGGTGATCGTGGTGGGGTTCACCCAGCGCCGGTCGCCGGGGACCGAAACGTGCGGGGTGTCCGCATGGCGAGCACGGTTGCGGGTCACGCCGATGGTGCCGACCTGATCGACCACGGCGGCGGACTTGCCGGTGTAGGAACCCCGCGATACGAGGCCGGGGAGCTTCCCGCCCATCTGCTGGAGGAGTTGCTCGACGTTCCGCGTGAACTGGAGAACGTGGTGCTGCTGCACGGTGTAGGACATCGCTGATCTCCCGCGAGGGTTCTGGTTGGGTAAGGGTTCGCGGTTGTCCAGCGCTTGCCGGGCCGACTTGCGTATGTCGGGGCATCGGGGTCGGGCTTGTGCCTGAGCGGCTCGACGCCCCGATTGATACGCAAAGTAGCCGTGAAGCCGATAGTTGTCAACGGGCCTTGGCGTTGACCGCTTGCTTCGACAGCTCCTCCATTTCGGCCATGGCGACCGCACGGATCTTCGGGTCGGCGTGGTTGTAGCGCGCCATGAAGTTCGCGTCGGCGTAGAGGTCGTTCATCTTCGCCGCGGCCTGCGCCGGGTTAAGCGAACCGAAGCCCGGCGACGGAGCGCCGCCGTCCAGCGGCTTGGCCTCGACGTAGTTCCGCCCGAAGAACTCCAGCATCTTGGCGGCCTGCGCCGGGCCGAGCGCCAGTTCGAGACGGCGCATTTCTTCCTCGCCCAGACCCGCAGCCGCCGCGCCGCGCTTGGCGACCTCGACCTTCTGCTGATACTCGGCGCCCCATTCCTTTTCGAGGGCCGCCTTCTCGGTGGCGTCGCGCTGCTCCAGCGCCTGGGCCTGCTCCAGTTCCGCCGCCTGGTAGGCCGAGGTGACGGCCTTGGCCTGATCGACGCTGAGCCCGGCCTTGTGGAACCAGTTCTTCGCCTTGTCGGCGAAGTCGCTTTCGACACCCTCCGGCAACGCAATCTCGTAGCCGCTCGGGTCGGCGGGACGGCCCAGCTTTTCGTAGATCGCGTCGAGCGCTGCGGTGTCGCTGGCGTCCTTCGGCAGGGCGATGGTGCGGCCGGCCTTGTCGGCCCCGAACAGCTTCTCGAGGTTCTTGTAGCTGTTGAACACCGCGTCGGGTGGGGTGTCGGCTTTCCAGCCCTTGTTCTCAGCGTAGGCCCGATCCTCGGGGGACAGGCTGTCAAGCCAGGAGGCCGTCGCCGCGGGAGCGGCGGGGGCCGCCGGAGCGATCGGCGGAGTGATGACCGGCGCAGCAGGAGCGGCCGGAGCGGCGGGGGTGGTTGCGGTATCAGTCATCGTTTTCCTCAATCAGGTTCTGGCGTTCTTCGAGGTTCATGCTCAGAAGGTGGAGCAGATAGTCAAAGACTTCACGCCGCCCAGCCACCCGCGCCATTGCGAGTGGGTCGATAGGCCCCCGGCCCGGCTGTTCGCCGGATCTCGGGAACATCAGTTCACCGCCCCGCGCGTGGCAGAAGCGGCGCAGTTTCACCAGCACCAGCTTGGCGTTCGGGGTCAACTTCCCGTCGGCCAGGCACATCTGCTGCATCGCCTGCTTGAGCACGCGGCGCTTGATCGAAGGTGTCAGCGGTGCGCTCAACGGCGCCTCCTGCGCAGCAGGCCGCCCGCGCCGGAACCGGACGGGGCTGGCGGGGTGAAATAGAGCACGAGCGGATCGGCGTAAAGCTCGATCTGGTCGCCGTAGAGGGTGAATACGCCGGTCATGGTTAGAGCGCCGCCGCGCGCATGCGGACAACCGGCATGGTCGCGTTGGTCACGCGGTCGGCGGTCAGGAAGTTCCAGGGATCGGGGGCGGCGTTGGCAAAGGTGATCCCGGTGCGCCGCAGGACTGTG